TTTTGTGCCTCTATTGCAACTTGTTGTTGTTCAGCCTCTGCAGCTTGCTGCATCATTTGTTGACGTTTCTGCTCTACTTTTTCAAGTCTTGTCTTAACTTCAGATATACTATCGGAAGTCATAAGGTCAGCTATATCGAGAAGAGTAGCTCCATTTTGCATAGCAGGTTGATAAAGAGATTCCATCTTTTGCATATTAAGATAATCTTTAGTAGAGTCTGATACAAATATATCATAGTCTGAATAAAGAAAATCTGGGCTGATATCTAAGAACACTCTTTCTGGCCCCTCTAATATAAAACTTAATTTCTTCTTATCGCTTCTTCTCCAAGCATATTTACTTACATCTAGAAGTAAAGATAATGCTCTTTTCTTAATCTGATTATGTCTCCAGAACAATGGTTCAGTAATATGAGAAGACTGTATAACAGAACGTTCTACATTACCAACTAATTCATGTGTGCTGATAGAACCCTGTCTCTGCTTAGAAACACCAGACATTTCCCCTATCATCTCCTCAATCTTACCCATAAGTTCTATATACTCATGAATAACATTAGTCATAGAAAGGTCCATAGCATTCATCTGGTTAAAAGATGCTGGTTTCCCCCCCTCTCTTCCCGGTACATCCCAACCTTCTTCATAAGGATTTAAAAAATTAACACCATGGGCAGTTAAATAATGTAACCACTTATACTCATCAATTCCCATAGATTTAGGAATCTGAGTTATGTCCATATTAATAATCTTACCCCTATCCCTCGCTAGTGTAAGTTCTAATCTATAGAACACAACAAGGTAAAAATATTGTAAAGGTTTCATTAATTCTACCAAAGACTTACTTAGTTGAGTATTATTACCATTATACCAACCCCCTACAAAAGGTAACCTTAATGGCTTAGGGTCATCTACAGAATAATCTTGGTACTCTAATGGTCTTATTCCAAAATAAATATCTGGACCAACTCTATACCCTTCCCAAATCTCATCAATCCAATCCCATTCTATTTTTTCACCAGGATCGGTTTTATAACTCTCATCTACCATTACAACCTCTTCATTACCTTCTTCATCTCTGATAGTAAGATACCCGACTTTTTTATAAGATCTCCAAACACAATGGTATACTATTGTAGTATAACCCATTTTCTCTGGCTCATTGATACTATGCCCAGACATATTAGACATATCTTTATATCTTATATAATTAGTATTTATTGTGCCCCCTGTACCATTCCTAGGTGCTGAAGTACCTTCATTAATATAATCTAAAATCTGATCAAAAGTACCCTCCTCCATCAAATTATAGAACCTATCATGTATTTCATTTGCTGTCATTTCTGGTTCTCGTATTGCCCAATCCCCTTGTTCAATACCCCTAAGCTCTGGACTACGGTCATAACTAAATGTAATAGGACTTACTCTTTCTAAATGAGGCTCCCCATTAACTACCCCTATATAATAAATTTCATCATTAGATATTAGTCCATCTTCAAATCCTCTAAGAAAATGATCATCTAATTCTAATTTTTCCCTAAGATATTTAAGACAGTTGTTTGCTGTTCTTTCTGCTGGGTCATAGTATTTGCTCTTAACATACTGCTGTATTTCTTGTAAATCTTTTGTAAGCTTTTCATCTATTTCCTTTGCATCCCCTTCTCCTATCAAAGACTCTGTGAGTGTTTGTAGAATCATATCTGATTGTTTATCCATTATATCAGTAGCGGCTGCTTCCCCAGTTCTAAAAGATACATAAGACTGAGGACGTTTACTCTCTTCCCCCATAAGGAGTCTAATTTTTGGAGCAATGATATTAACATTTTGTATTTTAGCAGGAAACCCCTCCTCAACTTTATAAGGATTAGTCACATACTTCAAGTCATGCTCACTAAACTCATTATCTAAAATATTATAAGCTATAATTTGACGTTGATTTCTTGGGCCCCCAACCTTACTTCTTGCCAAGATACCATCAACACTACGTTCTTTCCACTCTTTGGTCTTCTTTTTAGAAGATACTTTTTGATGTGGTAATGCTGTTCCGTTATATTCCATTCTATATTTATTAAATTGCTTCTTCTAAAAATAAAGGATTTGCCAAAAACTTCACCTCTTTACTTTCTTTATTTTTACTCTTAACATTAATATTATGAAGTTCTTCTAAAAATATCATTAAAATTTGAACAGCAATAACTCTATCAAAATTGCCATCCGGATTATATCCTATAAGTTCTTCTAACAAAGGTTCCGACATAATAGTATGTAAATTCATTTTTCCGCCCCCCCTAGGAGTTACTAACCAAGATTTAAGTTTACCCTCTGACCAATCTTGTATTCCTGTAGTGGCATGAATCCCCTTTTTTCTTTGTACTTTACTGTCTTTAACTATATCATCTATAATATCTGGTTGATCAGCTAAAAGATAATCATAATGTTTATTTTTAAAGTATTGAAACATTCCCTTCTTCTCATTTTCATATAAACACCGGGCATTATAATATAATAATAATTTCCTCACATTTTCATAATATTCCTCTGCAGTATCCGGTCTTCCAGTATATTCTGCAACTATAATATCATAATAAGATTCATAAGTAAAGAATCTTTTATAAATAAAAGTAGATCCTAAAGAGTTAGTTGTTGACACATCATGATCATATGGGTCTGTGGCTGCTATGTATAAACCATAAGGAGCCTCTTTCTCAGGGTGCTCCCATATTACTACAGAGCCTCTTTTATCATCATCTTTTTTTAACCTATAACTAGTAATATCATTAGGGTACTTAGATTGTTTCCACTCTAAAGTACCATCAGAATTTTCTACTAATTCTCCAACCTGTTTTTGGTCTTTAATTTTTTGATTAGTTCTTATATGCGCCAAATGTTTAGTAAGTTCTTCTTTAGGAAATATATTACCACTAATCTGCAAAGTAGCTTCTTGAGGAGTAAAAGGCATCTCTGCCACATATCTATCAATAGTATGTCTATCAGAAGCAGTGGATATAATTCTTTCCCTCTCTCCTAAACAATACTTAACTGCTCCTTTAATATCAGAATTCCCATCCTCATCCATATAATTTTCACTGAAATTATAATAGACAGGTGCGAAAAACCCACAAGCTCTATCGGCACTATCATCCCATATATTCTCTATTTCAAGACACCCATAAGCCTCAGGCTCATAAAATAAATCCTTAAGTCCCTCATAATTAGCGTCTCCGGTACCTCCTGTACCAAAAGCTATAGAAAGTCCAAAGACATCATCCCCTTGTTCTAAGGAATGTTTTGCAACCATCCATGCTTCTTTTAAATTAGGAAACTTTCCAGCCTCTTCATATATCATCAACCGGCCTGCTTTACCACGAATTTTGTTGGCATCATTTTTAAGAGAAACCCCTATAATTTCTGACTTATAACCACCCTCAATCTTAACCCCATCTTTGTCGTAGACATAAGAAGCTCTTTTATGAAGTTTAGTATCTGTCTTTTGACGTTTTTTATACCAAGCAGTATTTTCATCAATGAAGTCCATACCATCCCATGCCTTACTAAGAATACCATCCTTAATTAAGAACTCCATTTCTCCAGCAAAAGCATAGTTTTTAGACTCAGGTATTAAATAAAAATTTCTATCTAGCATAGAACCTACTTTATAAGAATATCCTTTACGCCTAGCTTTAAGAACTACTAAGTGATGTCCAGTCTTTTCAGCCTGTTCAATAGCAAGAAAAAACTCCATATCATAATCCCAGTATCTAGGAAACCCTTTAACTTTAATATTCTTACCAGACTTCTCACTTTTTACTACTTTTATAATCTGGAAATAGTTTAAATAAAAATAATGATACCCTGTAATATAATCCCCATCTTCGGCTGTATAACCGTGAAGACACCTATCTTTTTCTCTTTCCCAGTACTCTATAAACGCAGAAGTCCCTTCTTGGTAGGGACAATAGTAATCTAAGTTCTCGAACCTTATAGCAGCTTCCCGAAACTTATCAGTGTTTTTTATTTTCTTAATTTCTATTCTATACACTTACTTTTATTATATCATCTATCAACTCAATCCCAACATTCTCCCTCATATACCTTGATATATAATCATGAACTTCTTGGCCCGCCTTCTCTGCCTTATCAATTAATAAACTTCTACTCACTTTCTTCATCACTTGGGTTTTCAAAATAACCTATTTTATTTCCTCCTCTGACAGATTGTTCCTCTAACTCTAACTTAACTTGTTTATCTAAATTAGTTAAAGACTTGACTACATTACCTACTTCTTTAAGATTTCTTGTTAATTCAATAGCTGAATATATAGGCTTCCCAAAGTTGTCTATTTCCTTAAAATTAATTTGATCAAAATAATCAGATAGTTTTTCTACAGAATTGCGAGAAGCAGTTAATAATCTCATAGAAGGAGTTACCTGTAGTTTTTTATAAACCTCAATGGCATCCTTAATTATATCATCAGGTTCCCATTTATCAGCTTTAAATGTATCTTCTATAATTATTTTTTCCTTTTCACTAATTCTTAAATCTTTGTAAGGAGAGTGAAAGTCACAAAGAAAAACCACGTAGGCAATTTCCCGCATGGCTTTATCTTTAGTTTTTGATTTATCCCTATTCCAGATTTTTTTCATAGCCGGAATAGCTAATACATCTGGATTAGGAACTATTTTATTCCTATCTATATCAAATAATTTAGCCATATCTTATATATACGAGTTTATAGTACCTAATTGTTGTTATAAAAAACATATAACTATTTCTTTTTGTTAATTCCCTTATAGCTAAATACCCCTAAATACCTATATCTTATAGGATTAATATCCTTTTCATCCCTTATCTTTGTTGCCCCAAAACGAAAAAGGTGACTAATAACAGATTCAGCCACCCTACGATCTATTCCTAGATCTTTCGCAAGTTTTAGTATCAAAGAACGATA